ATACGTATCGGACTTAAAATCCGAGTTTTGGGGGTTCAAGTCCCCCCACCCGTACCAACAAACTGGCGTTCGTATAATGGATAATACAACGGTCTTCTACACCGTGAATATGGGTTCGATTCCTGTACGCCGGGCCAACTAATTTTATATTATGTTTAGTGAATCTGAAAAAAAACTCGTTGAAACAGTAAAATGTGAGATTGAAGAGTTGCTAGAGGAAACTCTGGCGCACATGGACATTGATGTTCATCGTTACGTCCATCTAAATGGTATTGTCACTGGCGGTATATCTGCATCCCTCTTTCATAACGAAGAAATCAACGACATTGATATTTACTTGTCTGACCAGAATGCAATTGACACATTCAAAGAATGGGTAATGCAAGAAAAAAATCTGGAACAAGTTGAAGATATTAATCCTAAATACATGGTGAAAACTGATGTTGATGGTAAGTTGATTACAGCAAACGCCGTATCATTCAAAAACAAAATTCAAATCATTACATGTGCAACAAAAGATTCTAGAAAATATTTTGATTTTGTGCATTGTATGCCCTACTATGATATCGCCACAAAAACATATTACATTTCCAAAAAACAATATAATTCTATCGTCAACAAAAAGTTGATCGTGAATGACTTTGCAAGTACGCCAAAAACTTGGCGTTGGGAAAAATTTAAAGAGAGAGGATGGACAACATGAGTGAAGGAATGAATATGAGTGAAGAACCGGTCAGAGAAAAATATTGGTGGGAATACTACCCACTCCATCAAATATGGTGCAATGATATTTGTCCTCTTGTTCCTCGGTTTCAGTATCGTCCCGGTGATGAATATAACTCAAACAATTGGTCACTGCACTGGCTACTAATTCATATGTGGTCAATGGAACATTTTGCAATTGGTGTTGATGCTGAAATTGCACCACATGATGGCATCTATGTCGGATGCATTCTTCCTTATCTCAGAATCACAATAGGCATTCGTCACACATGGTACGAATGGCAATCAAAATTGGCTAATGTACTACGCCGTAAACCTGCAATCAAAAAGGAGACCTAATGTCAAGAAGAAACTCTGTAGACCTGCAAATAGTTGAGAGTGACAATTCAACAAAACAAACAAAAACAAAGACAGGTACACATGCATTGAAAGTGAGAATCGACGATTTAAAAACTTTCGAACCACTTACAGATAATCAAAAAAAATTCTTTGATGCATACAAAAGACAAGATTATTTTATTGCATTGCATGGTGTAGCAGGTACAGGGAAAACATTTTGCGCCTTATATAAAGCACTTGAAGAGGTTCTAGATAGAAACAATCCTTTTCAAAAAATTATTGTTGTTCGGTCAGCAGTACAATCAAGAGAGATTGGTCATTTGCCTGGTGATGTGAGTGATAAGATGGAAATCTATCAGCAACCATACCGACAAATTTGCGAAACATTATTTGGTCGGAAAGATGCATGGGATAGATTAGAAGAGCAAGGTCATATTGAGTTCATCAGCACCAGTTTCATACGAGGAATGTCCTTTGATAATGCAATCATTATTGTAGATGAAATGCAAAATTTGTCCTTTGAAGAAATTGATACTGTAATGACCCGAGTTGGCTACCGTTCAAAGATTATATGGTGTGGTGATTATCGTCAAACCGATTTGAACAAAAGAAAAAATGATGTAACTGGCATTCTAAAATTCTTTGAAATTGCACACCATATGGATGCATTTACTAGAATTGAATTTAGTGTTGATGATATTGTGAGAAGTAGTTTAGTGAAAGATTATATTATAGCAAAACTCAAAGTTGATGACTTCATAGGAGAAAAGAAATGAGTTTAGTTAGTTATGCAGAAAGTGAATTAGACCGCATTGGTATGACCGATGATGGTGACATGAATGGCATGATGCGAAAGCATTTGCTACACATGGTCAAAGAGTTTGCAGATGAAGGACATACTGGTTTCTCTGCCAATTATGCATTGCAGTGCCTTGAAAAATTAATGCGATTCAAACCACTGTCACCATTGACGGGTGAAGATGATGAATGGACAGAAGTAACACGAATAAGTGGCTTTCCTCATTTTCAAAACAAACGATGCAGTTCAATCTTCAAAGAGGGTGACACTGGAGAAGTTTATGATATTGATGGTAAAGTGTTCTGGGAATGGCTTCGTGATGAAGAAACTGGTGAACAATTCAAATCATACTATACAAGCAGAGATAGTCGGGTGCCTGTAACTTTTCCTTATACCGTACCCGATGAACCTATCTACGAATATCGGAAGTCTGATGCAGAGCCAGCATCACCACCACAAAATGAGAAGGGATTGTTGTAATGAGTAATTCAGGCACATTTACTGGAAGAGGTTTGCAGACTGTGACGGGCATTACGGGTATAAGTACACACAGTCTTTGGATTGATGATAACACGAATTCAATTAGTGCTGTACATAATAATGTAACTGTTACGCCACCAAAAACAATTCAGGGACAATGCATTCAAGCACAAAAAATAATTTCGTCACAGGACATATTATCTGCGACTGCTACCATTGATACTGAAGAGATGATAAAAAAAGAACTGGTACGTCAATTGGCTGAGGAAATGATGAGGTCAAAGTGTGTTGAGTTTACAAAACAGGATAATCTGACAATAGGTGGCTGTGTTTTTCGTGCTAGAATTTTTGTGACACCTGATGACCAGGTCCGGTTACTCAGGCAAGCAAATGTTATCAAATAAACAACAAGAAAGTTGCTAAAATGGAACAAAAAGTTGTCAAAAAGAAATCATTATGGAGAAAAAGGCAAGCCCCTAGCAGATAATGCTTGACAATCTTACCGCTCTTTGATACTATATCAATGTGATGTGAAAGAGAGATAAGAAATGAGAAACATTGTTGATAGATTTGATATTAGTGAGTTGTGTGGCTGGGTTGGTATGGTGTTGATTCATGCTGCTACTCTTCCTACTAGTTTGGGTGTGATTCTAGGGTATAACGATAGACTTCCTCCTCTTAGTATGGTTTTAATGGTGTGGGCTGGTTTGTTTTTGTTTTTGATTCGTGCGATAGGCAGAAACGATAGGTTATACATAATAAGTAATGCTGTTGGTTTCTTTTTCAATAGTGTTCTGTTGGCTTTGATTGTGTTTAAGTGATTGGAGATTATGATGAAAAGCATTGAGTGGGAAATTCAAGCTTACGGTTCACCTAAAGCCGATATTCTTGAGTCAATTACTGATTCAATTACATTCAAACTATCTGGTCCTGGTATGGTTGCTGCAAGCTATCTGTCGGATGCACAAGAGGTGTTAGAGTATAGTCCCGATACGGCTAGGAAGTATATCAATATCGCCAAGATGATTATGTTTGAATATGAACTAGGATTCAATCAACGATGAAAACAGAACCATTCTATATCGTAGCGGGTAATAGAGATCAGTTTGATAACTTTGTTATTCGCAAACGCATACTCGGTTTCAATTATGATTTTCGGTATGTATGGAATGCTGATGTGTTGCGTGGGCTGAATAAGATTCGTGGTTTCTATGTTGGTGATTATGAAAGCCATCCTGAATGGCCAAATATCAAAGTGATGATTCAAATTATTAAGATGAAAGAGAAAGGTGTTCGTGATGAGTGTGCCGTTTGAAAATGAAATTAATGAATTGTGCCGTGATATTGCTGAGGCTACATTGACCGACTTTACTGAAGACGAGTACGAAAATATGATGGACGAAATGTTTGCCGAGCATCAAGCGTTGATGTATGCAGCCCAATCATATGATAATGATGCCATTGCGTATGGACTAGGATAAATGCCAATAAAGTTGTGCAAAGACTGTAAAAACTTTTTAGAGGGTCCCGATGCGGACCCTGTTTGTACTCATTCTCATGCATCAAAGTATGACGATTTGGTGTATGGTAATCATAGCAAACGGACATGCATTGAGATGCGCCAAAATAAAACTTTATGTGGGACATTTGGTAAACTTTATTCAGCAAAACCTGGCTTTATACCAATGGTAATTGAATGAAACAATTACTTGAAATCCTACCAAAAATTCTTGGGCTGATGCCTGAGATTGTCAAGTATATCAAATATATCCCTGTCATTATGATTCTTGGTGGTCTAGGATATGGTGCATACTATTTTGCAATGAACTATCGTGATCCCTACAAATGCTATAACAATCAGTTATTCAAACAAAAATCCATAGATTCAAACGTTTATATTTTTATTGGTGAGACTTGTATAGATGGCAATGAAAAACCTGTTCCTGAAGAGTGATTTTCATCCCGAAAAGATGATATTGGTAACCGCGTATGTGTTTATTATATTCGGTATCCTCACTACCATAAGTATCCTCCACGATAGACGAAAACTAGCCGAAGAGTTTTGTTCTGGTAAAAAGGGCGTACTGATCCAGGATAAGAGTGGCGAATTCTATTGCATAAAAGGCAAGTCTCTGGTTTTGTTATCAGAATAACACCACTTGACAAAGTTTCCGAAGTCTGCGATAATGTATACATGTTGAGAGATAAGGAGATTGTGATGTATACGAATTTACTGGCTGAGGCGAAAGTGATTCAAGACGCATGGGGCTACGGGCTTCTGGAAGCGATTGAATATATTATTGAATTAGAAGATGAGTATCCTTCTGAGGTGCGCCGTGAGTTGAAACAATTCTTGCGTGATGGTGCCCGTATGTTTGCTCCTAAAGTTGAGTATGTTCTGGTTAATTCTGATGGTGACGAAATAGTATGATTGGCGAAAATTATTTGGACGGTCAGCGTGTCATCGGAATGTATATGGGTGATATTGCTGTATCTGGTGTGGTACGTGTATCACGGGTTACTTATGGTGGTAATATGTCGCACCATGTAACATTAGATAATCCCATCAATGTGTTTGGTGCGGTGCGTGATAGCGTGATTCTTGAGGCTGAATGTGTTAAAGGAGTTTTATAATGTATAAAGTTGATTTTGGTAATGTTCGGATTGTCTCTGATGGTAGTCCGTTTGATGTTGCATATGATGTCCGAGTTGAATGGCTAGTTGATGGTGAGTGGAAACTGTACCACGGCATCAATAGTCTGAGTGATGATTATGCCATGACCAATGCACGTGAGTTTGCTGGTCGTGCAAAAGCAAAACTGGCTGCTAATGCTGCGGCTCTAGCATAATGTTCATGTTTGATGTTGAAACGCTAGGCGTAGAATCCAATTCTGTGATTCTATCCCTAGCGTGTATCTATTTCAATCCCGACGATAAGCCAACGTATAAAGAGTTGGTTGATTCTGCATTTTTTGTCAAATTCAATGTTCGTGACCAAGTGGAAAACTATGGACGAAAGATAGATAAGGGCACTTTAGACTGGTGGGAAAAACAGTGTGAAATCGTGCGTAAAAAATCATTTTTGCCCTCAAAAGACGATAGAAATCTGAAAACCGGGGTTGAATCCTTTCATAATTGGGTCGCATCAAAAAACGATAAGAAATGTTGGGTTTGGGCACGTGGATCATTGGATGATACATTATTGCATTCAATTGAACGCCAATTGAAAGTTGAGACACTGCTGCCCTACAATCGTTGGCGTGATGTCCGTACTGCGGTAGACTTCCTGACAGGTGGCAACAATGGTTATTGTGAGGTGGACCATATTGACTTTTTATATGAGCGTGATATAATTAAACATGATCCTGTGATTGATTGTGCTTTAGATATAATGATGCTGATATATGGCAAACCTAAATGATTGATATATTTCGTCCTACTATAGAATGGATTCGTGATGACTGGAATAGCAATCGGACTCGGTTTGTTGCCGAGATTTTTGCTTGGAGTCTTAGTATCGGGTGTGCTATTACAATGGCACTTACCGTACCAAATCCTCCGTTACTTGTATTATACCCTATTTGGATCAGTGGTTGTGCTATCTATGCTTGGGCTGCTTATTCTCGGAAATCGTTTGGCATGTTGGCTAATTACCTCCTGTTGACTACCATTGACAGTGTAGGTTTGTTGAGGATGCTATGAATGATAAGATGATTCAAATTGGCCTTGATTCTGGCATGTTGAATTACGTGGACAATGAGACACCACGCCAATATTTTATTGCATCATGGGCTGATGAAGAGTGCCTTGCTCAATATACTGAGATGATTATACGTGAATGCATTGGTATAATTCATGAGCAAGAAAGAATACCTCAGGGCTTTCTTTATCCTAAAAATGCAGTTACACTTTCATATGCTATACAAAACCACTTTGGTATGATTGAATAATGCGATACTGGACAATTGTATATCCTGACCACAATTCTTTAGGTGAAGATTATGTGCATTGGGAAACACTATCGGAAGATGATATATTGAATCATTACTGGGACTATTGGTGTGAGCGTATGCATGAAGTAGATTTAGATAATCTTATTTCAAAAGAAAAATGTATTGAAGATTGGTGTATCGTTTACTGGGCACAAAGAAATTATTGGCGTGAAATGAAAGAGTGTATACAATGAAATGCCACTGCTATGAATGCCGTAAAGACGAGGTTGTTACTCAATTAGGAGATTTTCCAATAACCTATCCTATGACAACTATGATTTTGTGTCCTAAATGTGGGAACAAAAGATGTCCACATGCAACCGACCATAAATTAGAATGTACTAATTCAAATGAGCCAGGTCAACCAGGTAGTCGTTATTAATATTGGAGTAAAAATATGTTAGAATGTATGATTGTAGGTGATAGTATTGCTGTTGGTGTGAGCCAGGTCCGTCCTGAATGTCAATCAATAGCAAAGAGTGGTATCAATTCTGCCAACTGGAATAAACTCCATCTGAATAAATTGCAACCGACAAAGACGTTGATTATCAGTTTGGGTGCCAATGACCTTGGCGTTGATACTGAAGCCAATATTCGGAAGTTGCGTGAAAAAGCCCAAGCGCAAAGAGTATTCTGGCTGCTGCCTAGCCAACGGCTCAAACCAGACCAAGTTCGTGCTGTAAAGTTTGTTGCCATTGAATATGGTGATACTGTAATACCACGCCCAGAAAAAGATATATCTGCTGATGGTGTGCATCCTACATACAAGGGCTATAAAGTCCTTGGCTACTTGACTGAATAATATGTGGACTCTGATTGTAATGCTTCATGCGGTATCTCCCAATGTACCGCCTGCAAAGGGTTCTATTATGTTTTATACACAAGGGCATGATGAATGTAAGCAGATAAGGGAAACGATTGTTCGCACATGGAATTCGGACAAGTACCGCGTAACGGCTAATTGTATTTCGGTGAAATAATGGATATGACATGGAAAAAACTTGCGCCGTATAAAAAAGTCTATTATGATGCACATAGTGGACTTATTTTTGGTATAGTCCTTACTAATGTATCTGATGGTACGGCCATGGCATTTTATAATGATAAGTCTATTGGTGATTATATTTCTGAAGATAAAGCAAAAAATGCCGTTGAGAATCGTCATGCAGCCGAATTGCTGGAACCACCATTATGAGAGAATTCAAATGGGAAAGATTTGGTGACAAATATTATTATCATGATATAGCCACTGGTAAAATTGTTGGTGCAGTGAATAAGATTGCACTGCAAGAAATATGGATATCTGTGGTATATACTGGTGAATATAGTTTCACCATCAATGATGAAAAACATTTAGGACAATATATTACAGTTGACTATGCAAAAGA